ACTTTAAGTTCATTAAAGTCTACTACTTCTTCTTCTACTTCTACAGACTTAATAGTTTTTATTAATTCAAAGATATAAATTAATCCCATAGCTTTAGAAAGATCTTCTGATTTTAAATTATCTATCTCCTGAATACACCGTTTTAAAATTACATTCTCTTCTTGTAATGAAGGTATTCTTAATTCAACCTTTATAGAACCTATTTTAACCTTTTTAACTAAATCAAAAGGAGGCACATCTTTTGCTCTCTCCAGTGAATCGTTTAATGAAACAATATCACCACTATCGAGTTTGATCTTATCTCCCAAAGACTCAACTCTTAAAGCTAACAATGCTGGTACTCTATCAAATGTAAACATATTATCACTATCCACATTCTGAATAATTAATTCATTTACAGCCTTACTAAATTGTAACGCGCCAAGAACACCGTTAACTGCAGTAGATATAATGTCTTTTTGTTGCTTTAAGTTAATTTGCTTAGCTGTTACTTCTTTCTTAATAGAAGGTAGAAAAACTTTAAACTCTTTTTTGAGCTCAGAAAGTTTATTAATGAAATCTGAAGTCGAAGTACTCATGATATTATTTAACTAGTTATCTAAATTTGCAACTTTATCGTTTTGATCATCATTTTCGCGCATATAAAGATCCATATAATCTAAAATATCAGTGAACGTACTATTTAGTAAAAACGATACATCCTTTATTCTCTTACTCAAGACAAAGATATACTCTCTATAAGCATATTCATCTATACATTTAAACAGATTTTGTAAAAGGTAGAAAGGGGATGCATTTAAAAAACTAATCTGGTAATCATTATTATTAGGAATTAGAGTATATTCAAGAGCATGCTTATTATCTTTTACAAACTGATCTATTACTGTAAGAACATTAGTAGGTAAATTATTAGTTATATCAATAAGTTCCTGATTGGATACATTGCTTAAATCCATAACATCATCTCCTATCTTTATTTCTTTAATTACACTAAAGATATTATCTGTATTAACTAAAAATTTTGATGGATAGTCCAAAACTAATTTAAGATCACCTACCTCCCTTTCCTCTCTTATATCAATTATCTCATCAAAATTTTTTATTACTAAATCTATACTTACATCTTTATCTGTACCGTTTATATTGATATTAAAAGTTTTCTTTAAACATCTTTCTCTAAGATATAGAAGAGTTATAAATTTTTCTAAAGCATTTAGATTTTCGGTAATAATAAAATCTTCTAATCTACTTAAATTATGCTCAAGTGAAGATTTATAAAAGAACTGTCTAACGTCTTTAAATAAGAACTCTTTAGTAATTACTTCCTTACCGTTAGGAAGTTTAAACTCACATTGCATACTATTAATTATTACTAAAATGCAAAAGGTAAAGCTGCTCCAGTTATAGGTAAAGGCTTATAATCTCTAAATGCAAAAGTAACTGACTTTTCTTGAAACTCTTCATCATTATAAGATAACTGATAACCTTCTACATTAGTAGGAAAGACTTCACTGAATTCATATCCTTTACGTAAACGCATTCTATTGTCATATTGTCTTAATACAACTTTAGGACATAATAAATTTCTCTCTAGTAACCCATCTATACCTAAAGCTATCATCCAGGGTCTAAAGAAGAAATGTTCAATATCATCAACAGTATCAAAAAAGTTTATAGCCAAGTTTTTAGATAAGAAGTCTGCTCTTTTGTTTAAAGCATAACCAGGTAAGAACCCTCCCATATTTTGCTGACCAGCGAGATCAAATTGAGAATTTTCGTTAGGAACGTTAACTGTTCTGGCTACTAATATATTACCGTTTTCAGTAAAAGAATCTGGTTCTGTGGAAGCTTTCCAATTGTTTGCGTCTTGCTTATACGCTTTAGTAATAGCCTTATTAATGTTAGGTATTAAATCCGCACCCTCATATAGAAATTCTATCTTCCAAAGAAAGGGATGCGAAAGAAAGAACCTTTCACTATAGCTATACCTATCGAGAAAATCTTGCTGCTCAAACGCCATTAATAATATTTAATCGCGAGTGTAGTTAAGAAAGGGCAAAGTCTCTATAGAAGTGAAATGCAAAGGTTACATCAAAGCTTAATACATCACCTGAACCATCAGCAATATCATAACTTACGGCTCCTACATTTCTAAGAGAAGCACCTACAAGTTCAATATTTCTAACATCGTTAAGTTGTTTATCAACTTGTACTAAGTTAATTATTGACTCTTCACCGGGCATACCATATTGACCAATTGATGTTTCGTTATTAAAAACAATTCTAGAAGCAGCTTCAAATTTAGTTCTTAACGTACAATCTTCATCGTGATAAAAACTAATCGTATAGCCACCCGCTTCAGGGTAAGTAGATCTACCAGGCACCTGAAACTCTTGTCCAAAATAGTTAACTACCTTGCTATCAATGTTTCGTCCCGGCAACTGTGCTGTCTTTGCATAAACTAGATCGTTATCACCAACAAATGTAACTCCACCTGCTAATGTAATGTTTCTAACTCTAAATAGAAAATCTCTTGAAAATTGATTTTCGGCTGCTTTAGTAAAGAAGTTTTGAATTGTTGTTGCCATAATAATATTTAATAGTTCTTATTGTTTAACCGCCAACTAACTCTTGGAAATTGGCATCTGTTCTTGTAGCGTAGAAGTTAACTAAGATAAACTCTGCTGTTCTCGTTGGCTTAAGGTAAATATCTACCACAAGCTCATTAGCATCGATAACGTTTGGAGTATTGTTTCTTTCGTCACAAACAATCAAGTAATCAAATAATCCTTCATTGTTCTTCGCTCTTTCAAACAGAGGTGTTAAAGCATTTACTAATCTAGTTCTAGTAAACTCAGAGTTCTGCTCAAATACAAACTGACGAGCCAACTGCTTAGTAGGTCTTTCTAATGATAAGAACAATCTTCTAACGTTAATTCTATCGAATGCGCTTGGCTTCTTCTGTAAAGTCTTCTGACCGAATATTACAATACCCGATCCAGGGAATTGAGCTATTGGGTTAATGTTAGCTTTGTAAAGTTCATCACGCTGCTTTTGATTAGGATTAACTGCAATATCATTAGCAAAGGAAACTAATCCTCTAGTAAAGCCTGCTGGTGCAAACCATGGAAATGCTACTGCGTCTGTTCTTGCCATAGCAGCTGCAGCATATGCAGAAGATGGTACCCAGCACTGCTTACCACTATAACTATCATTGATTGCCATCCAGTTACCATAAGTTGTAGCATAAGAAGTATTTTCATTCTCAAACTGATGTCTTATTGGCCAATAAATTTCTGTTTGGAAATTCTTTGTCTTATCAGCTAATGGCTTAGTATTCTCACCTTTAATAACAATCTGTCTAATAGGATCTGCTACAAAGATGCAATCACCTCTATCACCACCTTCGTATGGAGGCTTTACAAACTTCTCAAACTTATTAAAGATTGTAGAGTAGTTATTTCTTAATGTAACTGATGCTGGGAATGATACATCGTTTGAAGTTCTTAATCCATTTACTGCACCGCTAATTGCTGTGCTATAAGAAACATCATCATAATAATCATTACCATCTGCTTGTGATATTGCATGAATAGTACCTAAACCTGCTTCAGTTACTATATCAATGTTATATACTTCATCGTTTTTGATATTATCAAGCGATCTTTCAAGCTTATTTGGAATATTACCTAAAAGTTTAGTCGTTACTTTCTGATTAGTAAATTGACCTAATGGTGCAAGATCAGCAGTAGATGGGTATGTCGCGACCGATTTGAAGATTCTACCGTTCCCGCCATAGCCACCAACTCCAGTTAAGCCGGTATTAGCTGAAGTAGCGTTTCTTAAACCGCCTGTAGTTTTCACTTTTAATTGCGCGCTTCCTTGTGCGTTAAGACCTGTTTCACCTGTTAATCTTCTCGATACATTATCGTTAACTAAAACTTTAACGTTTTGTGATTTTTCGGAAACATTTTCTAAGAATATCGATCTATCAGTTCCACCATTAGGATTAAGTTCAGTTCTATGAGCATTAATAGAACCAGCAATAACATCAGTTAAGACGTAGTCAAGTTTAGTAGCTTCATTCGCATAAACAGACTTACGTAATTTAAACACACCAAATTGTAAATAATCATCAAACGACCTAGCATCTAAGTCATAATCAGTAAGATTTTCCATTACTCTTGATACACTTTGACCTGCGCCATCTGTTGCAGAAGAGGTTAAGTCAAATGTTATAGTGTTTAATGGCACGTCGAGATATTCTGCTGGTATCGTGCTAGTCCGGGCATCAGGTAATGATTTTATACCTGAAACTGCTAAGAAATTAGTAGCAGGGTTTTGAGTATTATCTAGAACACCTACATAAGTACCTTCTAAGCTTTGGTTATTAGCTAGTTGAGTTTTATTAAGAACAACAATACCTGCATTACCGATATTAGTTACACTATTAATAGGAGAAGTAGCATTGGTTGTCCAAGTAATACTTGAACCATCTACTATTCCTAAATATTCAGCTTCAGTTAGTTGGAAGTGTACTGGGGGCCCTACAACGTAAAGAGCTGAGCCAGAGTGAGATAGAGAAGATAATGCTTTTCCATTAGTATCCAACGCAGATACTGAATAGGCTAAAGCAGAATACTTAGATCCAAATCCATCTCCTGTACCTGTACCATATGGCAGTCTACCAGTGTAAACAGTAGCAGGTGAATTAAGTAGTTCGGATATAGTATAATGAAAATATTTTTCTGCTGCAGTTGTAGGAGGACCATATATTTGAACTAATTCTTGCTTAGTGGATATAAGTAAGACTTCATCAATGGGACCCTGTTGAGCGAAACCAGTAACATAAACGCTAGTTCCGGCAGCTGCAGGTGTTGTAAAGGAAAGATCAGATTCTCTTATTTCTACTCCAGGTGAGTTAATAGTACGCTGTGCCATAAAATTATTTATCCTAATTCAGGTTAATAATTTCAAAAACTGATAACTTCTGTGTGTAATTGTGAGTAAACAAATGTGAACCCTGAGGTAATTTCATCAGCATCTGTGTAACTGTAGTTTATTGCGTCAACTGTTGTGGGAAATGCTTTTGTATAAGTGAATTTGATACGATTATTATTGAACTCATCTTTACCAAAAATGGTTAAATCTGTTTGGTAATCCTGAAAATCTGGATTATTTTCATTTATTTCACGAGCATTATACCTTCCATCGTATTGATCATGTAGTAAATTAAGCCAAGAGTATATCGCGTAGTAATTTTTATACTCATTATCTATCTTAAATCCTATAGTTACTGGAGGATAAGGGTTTTTTGAATGAGAAGATAAATATAAAGTATTACCTGCATACCTATTCTCTACTGCAGGTACGTTAACTTCAGGTACTGCAGCACCAAATATTGAAAATTGAACTGATTCAGGAATTAAACTGTCATTAGTTTGATTAAACTTTTTACTAAATTCCTTTAAAATCGGTGGTACATCAAAAACTAATAAAAACTTATCAGCTCTAGATTTGTTCAGCATCGACTGCTGCATAGTATTCCTTGCCATGTATATATTTATAGCTGCCTAGGTATACCCGCTTGCCAATTATCTTGTGGATTTTCACCTAAGAAAGTAAATCCTGCAGATCTTAAATCATCCATATCGTCTGACCCTTCATCACCACCCATGCCAAACACTACAGCGGATACATTATTAGATCCTATGCCAGTAATCTCTTCATCTAGATAGATAGAGGTAGGATCTTCAAAATACTGAATACCGAAGTCCATAGGCTCGATAACAGAAGGTTTGCCCATATCATCTACTTCTACTATATCAAAAAACCTTTCAGTGATCTCTTTCTCTAGAATAAACAACCCATAAAGCATAGCCATGACCCTATCATCATGAAAACCTGCTCTAGCTTTCCATGTACCATTAGGATACCTTACAAAGTTTCTTAGTTCAGTTACTGTGTCTTCCTCTCTTATAGTAACTACTCTTATTTCATTCATAAAGTATCTCATATTAAGAACGCCTTTATATTTAGAATTAGTATGGGCTATCATTCCCCTCATTACATTTCTACGATGAGCATTTTTATTACCATATGATACTATTTTATCATAGCCTAAATCTTCTGATAACCTATCCACGACCTGGGCGCCACAATTGTTTCTCTCTATGAGAGCCAAGGGAGACCCCCAGTTACGTAAAATCTTGTATAATCTATTAGTAAACTCTAAAGGGGGTATCTGATTGTTTCTATAGATGGCTACTTGCTTAATATCTTTAATATCAGTTATATCTAAAATCTGAATAACAGATGAATCAACACCTACACCTTCAGATATATCTACCCCTGCAACGTATACTTTACTTTCATCTGGCTCTTCCCAAATCTTATAATGACCTTCATCTAATATAATTTTAGGTTCAGTTACCTTTGACATCATTTCCTCAAATAGATCATCATCAAGAGAAGATTCCCCAGAGTGAATAAACTCACATTCAAATTCTTGTAACCATGCTTCTGCTGAACCAATAGCAGTTTTAGTAGCTTGAGCCCATTCTTTATCCCTTCCAGGTACTTCATCCCATTTTATTTTATCATGAGCCCATCCGTTATGACCCTCCACGGCACCAGTATAAAGTTTATAGAATAAATTAGCACTTCCATTAGAAGTAGAACAAACAAATACTTTAGATTTTTTAGAAGAGGTAATAATAGGAAATACCGACTTCCAAAACTCTTCTACTAAATGTGGTTCAATGAATGCCATCTCATCAATAACTAAACAGTTAACAGATTGACCACGAGCAGCTGTACCAGTAGTAGTTGTTATACCTATACGACTACCATTTTCTAAGGTCATAGACGTCTTAGCATATTCCTTTACAGGAGGCTTTAACCAGTTAGGTAGCTCTTCGTATGCCATTCTAACTCTCTGAAATATCTCAATAGCGGTAGCCTCTTTGTTTGCTACTAAAAGTATACGTTGATCGTTACTAAAGCATGCTTGCCATAGAATATAGATTGTCATCATAGTAGACTTTCCTATCTGTCTTGAAGCCAATAAACAGAAAAAGCGATTATCTCTCATCTTTCTCAATGCCCTCTTTTGAGCTTTATAAAGATTAATCTTCTCTTTACCTCTATCTAAGTTAATAATATGGAAGAAGTTTTCAGCGAAGTATAGTATATTACTGCTTGCTTTTTTAAGATTCTTTACCTGATCCTTAGTATATTCACCCTTCCAGTTAACGTTGGGTAAATTTTTATTACCCATATAAAACATATTATCTTGTCTAGCCACAGAAATATTTAGTAAGGAGCATAAATAATTACATGTCAAAAGGAAAAGACTTTATGTCATTAGGTGAAGCATATAGAGATGTCTTCAAACAAGTAGTAGTTAACGAAGATGTTCCTGCAGGAACTACAGGAGAAGCTCCTCTAGTAAAGGGGGGACCTGAAGAAGAAGGAGGATTTCGAAAGCCTCTTGTTGATCTAGAAAACATGTCTGATAAAGATAAAAAAGATAACATCTATAATATAAAGGGATATTCATATGGAGACGGAAACGATCCAGTTGATTGTCAAGGTCCTAAGCCAACTGGACCAACTTACGGGCAAGTAGCTTATACAGGTAATGTGGGTCCTGAAGAGGATGAAGAAGATGAAGAAAAGCCTGATTACATAGATATTGATGGTGATGGTGATAAGAAGGAGTCCATGAAAAAAGCTGCAAAAGATAAGAAAAAGAAGAAGACCCATGAAGAAGATGAAGAAATTTTAGGAGAACACGAGAAAATTGCACGCGACAGCCTAAATAATTTTATGAGCAAACCTTCTGTATTTGATAAACTTTATAAT